GACTATTTTATAAATAGTTTAAGAAAGAAAAAACGCTGGTCTAAATGGGCCAAGGCTACAGGACCATCAGCAAATTTGGAACTCATTAAAGAGTTTTATAATTATAATGAACAAAGGGCCAGGGAGGTTTTAGACCTTCTCTCCGAATCGGAAATTGAGGATATACGCCTCAGACTCTCAAAGGGCGGAACTGATAATGCAACTACAAGGAAGAAACGATGAAGAAATAGTCGATTGGTCACCCTCAAATATGGTAGAAATTACCTTTGCAGAGGATGATGATTTTTTGAAGATAAAAGAAACTCTTACCCGAATGGGTGTAGCCTCAAACAGAGATAAAATCCTTTATCAATCAACTCATATACTTCATAAACAAGGACAATATTATATTGTCCATTTTAAAGAATTATTTGCCTTAGATGGCAAGCCGACAAACATAACAAATGTCGATATTGAAAGACGAAACGCAATCATTAACTTACTTCAGGAATGGAATTTATTAAAGATTGTACAGAAAGAAAAATTACTGCCAATGGGGAACGTGGGCCAGTTTAAGATTATATCGTTCAAGGAGAAACCCAATTGGCAACTTATCCCTAAGTATAATATAGGGGTGAAATATTAAGGGAGAAACACAAATGGCAGATGATATAGATTCTGAACAAGGTGAAATAGAGCAAGGTGATTTTGATTGGGGATTTTCCTTTTCTGACACTGATGATTCCGATATCACCACAGTTGTTCAACAAACTACACAAGCAGTAGCGGCCGACCTAGGACCGATTACTCAAAAACTAGATGCAATTCTGGCTTTAATTCCAACTGAGGGCGTGACAAACATCGAATCAGCAGATGTGGATTTATCTGGACTTGAAAACAAACTAGACCAAATTATTGCATTAGAAAAAGTTGATGCACTCACGGCAGGTGATATGCCTGACCTGGGTCCTCTTGAAGATAAACTTGATGAAATTCTTGCTAAAGAAACTACAGTCAATGCTCCTGAAGTTAATGTAGACTTGAGTGGTATCACGGATAAACTTGATGTTATTGAAACTCAAGTAAACGAAGTTCGAGACTTAGATTTTAATCAAGACGGAACAGTAGATTTTGGCGATATTAATAATAATCTGGCCGACCTGCTATCACGGCAGGAAGCCCAAGAGGCCGAACTTGAAGCCAAAAAAGTTGAGTTTGAGGAGTACAAAGCCAAAAAACTTAAAGCATTGGAACAGTTAATTATTCCATTGTTAAAGAATTTGAAAAGTAATCCTTCTAAGGCATACATCCACTGGCCAAATCGTGCAGGAGTATTAGATGCCCAAATAAGCAAAATTTTATCTATAACCCGTTAACATAATGTATGAATATTATGCGAAACTGAAAAGGGTAATAGACGGAGATACTATAGATGCTTATATTGATTTGGGATTTAACGTATCTAAATCAATACGTATCAGACTCAAAGGCATAGACACACCAGAATCTCGCACAAGAGACCTTACAGAAAAACGATATGGCCTTGGTGCCAAACATCGAATGATTGAACTCTTGGAATCGAATGATAACGAGTTTGTGATTCAGTCACACGGAGTTGGAAAGTATGGTAGATGTCTCGGAGAGATTTTTATCCCCGAGATTGGATATAAAGCTGTTGATATGGTAAAAGAATTAACAAGCGATATGATGATTTCTATTAACCAGAGATTGATTCAGGAAGGCCACGCAATACCATATTTCGGTGGTTCCAAAGCAGGAGTTAAAGAGGCACTGATTTCAGCACGGCATTTATCGAAACTTTATGTAGAAAAACACATAAAACCACTTGACTAATCCCTGCTTATGGTGTATAATGTTTTATAAGTAGTTGAAATTGGAAATTATATTATGAAAGACATTGTTGTATTAGATATTGAAACTCTTGGTAGTGTCAATAACTCGGTAATTTTGTCTGTTGGAATGGTCGCTTGTGACTCTACCAAAGATTATACGTTTAAAGAATTAATAGAGAATGGCTATTATGCCAAACTTGATGTCAAGGCTCAAGTGGATGCTGGAAGAAAAATTCACAAGGATACCCTTGATTGGTGGGCCACCCAAGATGCCGCAGGCCACATACTGAAACCGCTAAAGACGGATTTACACTGGAAAAACCTGCGAGAAGATATGATTCGTTGGTTAACCAAACAAGGTGTAGACATTACAAAGGCCAAATATTATTCTCGAGGTTCCCACTTCGATTTTGCCATTCTCCACGACCTATTCAGAATTACAGAAGGATGTAGTGTTACAGACCTCCCTTGGAGATTCTGGAATCTACACGATTCAAAAACAGTTATACTCACTTTATTAGATGTGAGTCACCAACTCGGCGTTGAACCTGAAGGATTTATCCATCACGATTGTCTCCACGATGCCGCGAGAGAATATTTGGCGATGGAGACCGCCGTTTATATATTTCAAGATTCACTTAACAAGGAGAAGTAAATTGAAAAATACTCCGATTGAACAGATGGAAGAGCCAAAGGGATACAATATCTCTTTGTGTTTTGAGTGGATGAATTGGGATTCCTGTCTTACATTTGAAATTGTAACCGATGGTGAAATCAAAGATAAAGTATCAATGGTAAAAGATTTAATAGCATCTTGGGGCGGTATTGTTGAAATGGAAGATGATGGTACAGTTGTCAATTTGTCTCAATTCAAAACTGCTTACGTAGTGGAATCCAAGAAAAAGTGGGAAGAAATGGAACCAACAAAAAAGCCAACAAACTTGAGAATTGTACATTGAAACTTTTAACAGATTTTGTTAAAATATATGATGAATGTTTAGCACCATCTCTGTGTGATAAGATTATCAACGCCTTTGAGGCAGATGATGAACATCACATAGAATCAAAAATTGGTGCTTTAAACGAACCTATCTTCAGAGAGACCGACGGAAAAGTTAATGTATATCGCCACGCTATTGAAATGAATTGCACAAAACGTGCCACTGAATCCCCTAAATGGGATGGCATAATGCGTTTGTTGAATCACCACGCCTCATCATACTTCCAGAAATATTGTTCTGAGTTGAAAGATGATGGCTTCCCATTTAATATGTACGAAGAAACTCGTCTTGAACAATGGCGAATGCACAGATATAACCCAAATAAACACTACTATAAAGAACACATAGACTCTATTGAGTATTATTCGGCACAGAGAATGTTGGTTATGTTGTATTATCTCAATACTGTAGAAGAAGGGGGTGAGACAAAATTTGCCACTATTGATACTGCCGTAAAACCTGTTAAAGGTAGACTAGCAATCGCTCCAACCTGGTTTGGCTATCCACATTCTGCTGAGATACCAATTACTGAATCAAAGTATATGATAAAAACATTTGTCCACTATCCAAGAGTTTAATATGGCAAATACATACCAATAGTAGTGATGAAAAAGAACAACCACAAACCGCTGGTTGTAATTGACGCAGTTAAATTTGTAAATATTATGGAGAATGTGAATGGCGAAAAAAATATATGAACCCGATACCTCAACCCCACCTGATGCGGACTTGTACAAGTTCGGTACTTTTTTGTTTATGAATGATGTAGATGAGACGACCTGTAAGGAAGCTATTGAGTTTATTCTAAAACAAAATATGGAAAGAAAGAAGAAACCTCATCTCAAGCTTATGATTTGTAGTAATGGTGGTGATGTACCTCAGGCGTTTGCTCTGATTGATATAATGAAATCATCTAAGATTCCTATTCATACTATTGGGTTGGGGGTGATTGCATCGTGTGGTCTAATGATGTTCATTGCGGGAGAACCAGGTCATCGTGTTCTCACACCAAATACCTCTATTCTATCCCACCAGTACAGTTGGATGTCGTGGGGTAAAGAACACGAATTGTTTGCCCAAGTAAAAGAGTTTGAATTATCTACTACAAGAATGATAGAACACTATAAGAAAGGCACTGGGTTAGCCGAAGAAAAGATAAGGCAACACTTATTGCCACCAGAAGATGTTTGGTTGTCTGCTAAAGAGGCAAAGAAACTAAACCTCTGTGATAGTGTCAAGAATATTTATTGATAAATAGTATGAAGGAGTACTGTAAAGGTCATAATGTGATTGACAACGATGAGTAAATAGAGTATAATGTATATATTATGATAAATAAAGTATTAGACAACAAAACAGAATTTGAGAGAAAACTCGACAATATCAACCATACGATGGAGTTAATTCGTACAATCGTACCGTTGATAATGGTGGGATTACAGTTGGTCATCCTTTATAAGTTGCTTGATTAATGTGAGATTTTACACCTATATCGGTACCCTCGGAAATAAAATCCTAGTTCGTGGCGTCAACGCTGAAACGGGCAACGATTTTATTAGACGAGAGGACTTTCAACCAACGATTTTCGTTGAGGGCAAGAAGGGAGAAACTCCTTACCGTACCCTAGACGATAGACCAGTTTATAAGATGTCTCCTGGGAACATCAAAGAAACACGAGATTTCATTAAGCAATATCAAGGAGTTGATGGATTCTCAATTCACGGCAATGACAATTTCGCCCTGCAATATACTTGTAAAGAGTGGAAAGGTGATGTCGATTATGACGTATCTAAAATTCGTATCTGGAACCTCGACATTGAGGTAGAAGCAGAACAGGGATTCCCATCGCCAGAACAAGCAACATCCGTTGTTAACGCAATCACGGTATATGACTCTATCGAAGATACCTATTTTACTTGGGGTCTTGATGAGTGGACAAATCACCGTGATGATATTCGATGTGAATATTTCCAGATGGACACTGAAGAGAATTTGCTCAAGCATTTTCTAGACTTGTATCAAAATTCCCCACCCCATATTTTAACAGGATGGAACATCGAGAGTTTCGACATTCCATATTTGATTAATCGTTTGACCCGTCTGTTTGGTCAGAAAGAAACTAAACGGTTATCCCCATTCGGTTGGGTCAAAGAAAGAATTGTAAGAGGTATGTATGGCAAAGAATCTGTTGCTTATGATATTTATGGCGTGTCTACTATGGATTACCTACAACTTTACAAAAAGTTTACATACGCTAATCAAGAATCGTTTCGACTCGACCATATTGCATTTGTCGAATTAGCAGAGAGAAAGATTTCTTATGAAGAAGCAGGCTCCCTATTTAAACTCGCCCGCACAAATCACCAAAAGTTTATTGACTATAACATCAAAGATGTTGAACTAGTCCAAAGAATCGATGATAAGTTAAAACTAATCGATTTAGGTATCACAATGGCATATGATGCCAAGATTAATTTCGTAGACGTATTCGGCACCGTTAAGATGTGGGATGCGATTGTTTACGACCATTTGAGAAAACAGGATATAGTATGTCCGACTAAATCTAACCATTCAAAGAAAGATGCCTTTGCTGGCGCTTATGTTAAAGAACCTATCACTGGCTTCCACGATTGGGTAGTATCGTTTGACTTGAATTCACTATATCCCCATTTGATTATGCAGTACAACATTTCACCAGAGACCATCGCTGGTCATAATTCTGATGTGAGTGTGGACAAGTTATTGAGCAAAGAAGTAGACCTTTCAGATGTTCAGAAGAAAGGATATGCAGTTGCTCCTAACGGAACGATGTATAGAAAAGACAAACGTGGATTTCTACCCGAATTGATGGAGAAGATTTACGCTGACCGAGTAATTTACAAGAAGAAGATGCTTAACGCTCAACAAAGACAAGAAGAGGGCGATGATGTCGGCAACGAGATTTCTAAGTATCTTAACATTCAGATGGCCAAAAAGATTCAGTTGAACTCTGCCTATGGCGCCCTTGGTAATCAATGGTTCAGATACTATGATATACGAAACGCTGAAGCGGTTACCACTGGTGGTCAACTAGCAATCCGTTGGATTGAAACTGCTCTGAATGATTATCTAAACAAATATTTGGAGACCAAGAATTATGATTACGTTGTTGCTATTGATACTGATTCGGTCTATTTACGATTAGGGAAGTTTGTCGATAAGTTCATCAAGTCTGATGATAAGAATAAGATTATTGATACTCTTGACAAAGTGACCAAAGAAGCATTTGAGCCACACATTGCCAAGTCTTACCAAGAACTGGCAGATTATGTTAATGCTACAGAGAACAAGATGTTTATGGGTAGAGAGGTTATTGCCGACAAGGCCGTATGGACCGCCAAGAAACGATATGCCCTAAACGTCCACGATTCTGAGGGTGTACGATATAAGACTCCTAAGATGAAGGTTATGGGTATGGAGATTGTCAAATCGTCAACTCCTGCTAATGTTCGTGGTAAACTCAAAGAAGCAGTTAAGATAATGTTGACAGGAAATGAACGTCAATTACAAGAATTGGTGCATAAATATAAGAAAGAATTTGTTAATCTGGATATACCAGAGATTGCTTTCCCACGAGGGCTAAG